AACTATTTCTGAAGGTACTACTGATTATATTGAGCCTATGAAAAATAGAAAATACTATCCTTCATATTCTCAGGCATTAAAAAGATTAAATTTAATGGCTAAAGAAACTAATACTCTTCATGAGAATAAAGAAGGTATTTCATTATTTTCGGAGCAGAAAAAATTCGTATTGAAAACTCCAAACGCCGAAAAAAAAACACCTGATTTAGGTTCGGATATTGAAAATGTACCACCTCCACCTGCAGAACCAATGGGAGCAACACCTCCACCAGCACCTGCGGATATGGGAGGTAATGATATGCCACCACCACCTCCACCACCATCTGGCGATGAAGGAATGGGCGATGAAACGGCACCACTTCCTGATGACATGGGAGGAGAAGAAGGAATGGATGATATGGGTGGTGAAAATGAAGAAGGTGGAGTTACTTTCAAAAGTGTACAAAAACTTACAGGTAAATTGGGTCAAAAATTAAGAACATTAAATTCTAATGAAGAAAATAAAATGTCTTCAAAAGATGTTAAATACGTTATTAATTCAATATTATCTGCGTTGGATATTGATTCTTTAGACGATGATGATAAAGAAGAAATTATTTCTAAATTTGACGAAATGGGTGATGAAGATAGTGATGAAGACATGCCAGAACCTCCTTCGGACGAAGATATGGGTCAAGAAGAAGATATGGGTCAAGAAGAGGACATGGGTGGTGAAATGAAAGAAGAAAACATATGGAGTGATTTAGTTAAAACAGGTTTAATTAATACTATGGCAGACACCGCAGCCAACACAATGTCAAAAAACGCAAAAATGGGTGAGTTTGGTGAAGAATATGGTGATGATGATAATTCTCATATTCATAGAATAGCGAATGAATTATTTGTCGAAAACAAAGTTGAGAACATTTTAACAAAATATTTTACAATTACCGAAGGAGAAAAAAAATTTAATAGTAAGATTAATAACGATAGAAAAATCGTAAAAAAAATAACACAAAAAGAAATTACTAAAGAAATTACCAGACTTTCTGAAAATGTAATTCAAGAAGTTAGTTCAAGAAAATTTTTAAATGAAAATAAAAATGCTAAGTTCATTGGAAAATCAAATAAAAAGAATTTAGTTTTTGAAATTGGTAATAAACAATATAGAGTTTCAACAGGTGGAAATATAATATGAGTTATTTAATTTATGTTAATGGTTTAGGCCCAAATTATAAAGGAGATAATATGTATGAGTTTATTTTTTCCGACGAAATAAAAAATGTTTGGGATGATACGTGGGACGCAAAACCCGCTAACGGTTATCCAAAACCACCAAGTTTAGAATTTATAAAGAAAGTCGGAGTATTGAAGGACACATCAATTGAGTTTGATTTGATTCAAAATTCCGATTTTTTTAGTTTTACGGATAGTATGGATGATGTAATCGCATTATCATGGGAAAAAGAAAATGAAGATATTGATTTTACATTAACAAAAAGATTGATATTTAGATTTGGAGACACTGAAAAATCAGTTAAAGATAAATTATACGAACGAGATGTCGTTCTTGAGTTCGAAAAAAAAGTAGTATATGAAAACTAACAAATACGCAGATTTAGTTAAATTTGGTTTAACACCAAGAACATTAATGACTTTAAGTGAGTCAGATATTAGTAAATTACACACAAACTTAGTTGAGGGTAAAAAAGATGTTTGTCCAAAATGTGGTATGACAAATTGTAAGTGTAAACATAAAAAAATGGAGACCAAAGAACAAACTACGGGTACCCCGCCAAAAGTTTACGATTTAAGTAATATTAATCAACAAAATGCGTTTAACACACAAGTAAATCAACCTACAAAACCAAAAAAAATATCAGTTGCAACTATTAATAATAAAGTAACAGGAGAATTAGTTACTGGTAGAGAAGAAGAAGGTACAAAGATTGAAACAAAAGAATCTAAAAAGAAACCCACAAAAAAACAAGAACCAAACCCTTGGGCTATATGTCATTCTCAAGTAGGTCCTAAAAAAACCCCTAAGTTTGAGAGATGTGTTAGACAAGTAAAACAGTCAATGAAAGAAAATAAAAATCCTTTTGATGTGATTTTAGAAAATAAAATCCTATCTTTGGTTGAGAAACATCTTAATCCAAAAATGACAAAAGGAGAACTTATGAATTTATTAGGTAGAAAAATAGTTAATGAAAGTGGTACTAAAGAAAAAGAAGCACCTGTAAAAGACCCAGGTACTAAAACACCGGCAAAACCAAAAACAAAAGACCCATTTAAGCCTGAGCCACACAAACAACCAAAACCAAAGGCTCATCATAACAAACATGAAACTAAAGAGGCAGTAATGGACGCACCGGCACCAACTAAAAAACCAAAGGTTGACCCTGGTACTAAAACTCCATCGAAACCAAAAACAAAGGACCCATTTAGACCAGAACCACACAAACAACCAAATCCAAAAGCGAATAAAAGAATACCAAGTTGGTTAACATTTAATAATTTAGGAATCAAATTCAAAAAATAATGAAAAGTAAAAGAATTAAAGAACAAATTGATTACGGTGATTATCCGGAAAGGATGCACCCAAGTATACAGGGTAAATTAGAAAGAGGTGAAACACCATATTCTAAACATCCGGCAATGCCTGAAGGTGAAAAAAGTTTTGACCAAATTGTGGCATCTAAAAGATTTAAAGACGTTGTCGATAAATTTGCAAGATACGCTGGGTCAAGAGACCAATTAACTCATCCAAATGCGTTCATGAACTTAATGAGAACTGCTATGGGTTTAATGGGTAATATTGGTCAGGTAGAACAAAGAAACAAACAATATTTAGAGAATCTTGCCGTTGACTTGGTAAAAAAACAAATGGGTATACCTGAAGGTAAAATTAACTTTGAAGCTAGTTTAGTTCCTATGGGTGCAATACAAGCAGCTGAAGATATGCAAGGACAATCAGAGGAATTCTCAGATGAAGATATTGAGGACGCATTTGGTGAACATTCCGACGAATTACAAGCGTTTGAAGATGCCTTTGAAAAGTTCGACATGGAAAAGGCCAAAAGAAGATTCATGAACTCTTTAATACAGGGGGCATCTAAAAAAGGACACTACATGTTCGAATTGGTGAGAACTGAAATAGAAAGAGTTAATCCCCAATTAATGAACTGGTATGGTTTATCTATGGCTATTTTGGATTATCTATATTGGATGTACCCTGAAGATATGGTAATGAGTATGTCAGCGTCAGGTCAAGGTCAAGCAGGTCAAGAAGAAGTTGATTTACAAACAGACCCACCAACAGTAAGAGCTAAAGGGGCTAGTTTCCCTATTTTAGTTCATGAATTACTTAAAGGTGTTTATGATGTTTTAGGTTCACATGGTTTACCTGATGACCCAAGACAAGCCGAAATGGTTAAAAATTCTGAGGATACATTACCTGCAGAAGTTTGGGATTTAAGATTAGGACCAATTTTTTGGGAGAAATTTTTGGAATCATTTCCTGATGAGTTATTTGAGGAGGACCAAAAAATGATACAGAATTATCTTATTTCAAGATTTGCAATGTTAACCGCTGATGAATTTTTAAGTTTATCTAAAAAGATTTTATCAGGTAGTCCTGAGGGTAAAAAATACATTCAGAAAATGGTTGATGATATCGTTGCTAGTTTAAGAGAGGACGATTATAACCAATCTATGGGTGATTATGATGATGATGGAGGTGATGACGACGATGATGATGATGACGGATTAGGTGATTTTTTAGGTGGATTAGGAATTAGAAAAAGTTAAATAAACTAATTAAAAATAATAAAAACCCCTCCGTTGAATAAACGTGAGGGGTTTGGTATTTATTGTATATGAGTTTATCAAAAGAACAATTAATTTTAGAATACACTAAATGTGTTAAGAACACACCTTATGCTCTTAGAACATACTTACAGACATATGATAATACGGTGTCTCAGTACGTACCATTAGAATTATTCCCTGACCAAGTATCTTTGCTTGAGGATTATGAAACACATAATGAAAATATTGCATTAAAGTATAGGCAGGCGGGTGTAACAACAGTTACCGCAGCTTGGGCCTCAAAAAGGTTGGCATTTGCATCAAAAAAGAAACCTGAAAAGATTTTGATTATTGCAAACAAGTTGGATACTGCGATTGAAATGGCGAATAAGGTTAGAGCCTTTACTTCTCAATGGCCAAAATGGACCGGTATTGATTTCTCAAAAGAAAAAGATTCTCAAAGGCATTATAAGTTAAATAACGGATGTGAGGTTAAAGCCGTTGCAACATCAAAGGATGCCCTTCGTGGTTATACCCCAACAATACTAATATTTGATGAGGCGGCTTATATTGAGGCCGACAGTGACTTTTGGGCTGCTTGTATGGCCTCACTATCTACGGGTGGTAAGGTTATTGTAATATCAACACCAAATGGATTTGACCCAATTTATTATGAAATTTATGACCAAGCATTGAGGTCAATGAATGAATTTAAGATATCTGAAATGTTTTGGTATAAAGACCCAAGATATACCAAAGATTTGAAGCTGATTAAAATAGATGATTTAGTACATTATTTCTTAAATAGAAACGACTATAAAGAACCTGAAACAATTGATTTTTCGGGTATTGATTTTAAGGATAGGAATTATGAAGAAATAAAAAATAAAATAGCTGATGGATATAAACCAACATCGAGTTGGTTTGAGGGAATGGTTAAGAAATTAAAGTTTGATAAGAGAAAAATATCTCAAGAGTTGGAGTGTAATTTCTTGGGTTCGGGTGATAACGTTTTTGATTCAAAACAATTACAAAATATCTTCCAAAATATGTTAAAAGAACCTGAGAATAAATTAATGAGTAATTCTTTATGGATTTGGAAGGAACCCGTTTCAGGTCACAAGTATATTATGGGTATGGACGTATCCAGAGGTGATTCTGAGGACTTTACCTCATTAGTGATAATTGACTTTGATGAGAGAGAACAAGTGTTAGAATACGTGGGTAAAATACCTCCTGACGTAGCCGCGGAGGTTGCCTATAAGTGGGGTTTGATGTATAACGCATATATCGTTATTGATATTACAGGTGGTATGGGGGTCGCTAGTGCAAGAAAACTACAAGAAATGGGTTATAAGAATCTATATATTGATGGTGTTGATATGGCAAATCCATGGAAGTATAATCCAAAAGCTTTAGAAAAAATTCCAGGAATTAACTTTAATAATAAAAGGGTTCAGATAATTGCGTCATTTGAGGAAGCTTTAAGACACGGATTTAGAATGTATAGTCATAGGTTATTTAACGAAATGAACACCTTTATCTATATTAACGGTAGACCTGACCACCAAAAGGGGCATCATGACGATTTAATTATGGGTATCTCTATGGCAACATATGTTGGTGAGAGTTCATTCAGTCAATTAACGAAGGCGACAGAACAAACCAAAGCGATGTTAAACTCATGGCAAGTAAATGTTAATGAAGAAACAAGTAAAGCGGTATCGTTTAATCCCGTATTACCATCAGGCCCAATGATGGGAAATCAAAGATTTGACAATGAACCAACTAGAAAAGATTATGAAACATATGGTTGGTTATTTGGTTCAAGAAGATAGTATTTATAAAAAAAACAATTAGATTAAATTTAATAGATGGAACAGAATACTCAAAATAATCAAAATGGTCAGAATTTAACAATATGGCAAAGGTTATCACAGACCTTTGGACCCAACTCTTTATTAAATCAAGATTATCCGACATTTAGATACGATAAGAAAGAATTATTAAAGACCACAAATAAACAAGAATTTGAGAAACAAAAATTACAAGGACAACAAACCGTATATCTTGCTCAACAGTGGACAAAAATAGAAAATAATCTTTACACTCAAGGGGTTTACTTTGAACCAACAAGATTGGCGTCGTATTATGATTACGAAAGTATGGAATATACTCCTGAAATTTCGGCAGCATTAGACATATACGCTGAAGAATCAACAACTGTAAATCAGAATGGTTTTATTCTTCAAATATACTCAGAATCAAAACGTATTAAATCGGTATTGGCGGATTTGTTTAACAATGCTTTAGATATTAATACTAACTTGGTGATGTGGACTAGAAATGTTTGTAAATATGGTGATAATTTTGTTTACTTAAAACTTGACCCCGAAAAAGGGATTGTTGGTTGTCTACAATTACCTAATATTGAGATTGAAAGAGTTGAAAAGGGTATGAAGGGTAAATCTAATTTGGATAACAACGAATCAGAACAAAAAACATTAAGATTTAATTGGAAAAATAGAGATTTAGAATTTAACACTTGGGAGATTGCTCACTTTAGATTATTAGGTGACGATAGAAAACTTCCTTATGGTACATCAATGTTAGAAAAGGCTAGACGTATTTGGAAACAACTTTTGTTATCTGAAGATGCCATGTTAATTTATCGTACATCAAGAGCCCCTGAAAGAAGAATGTTTAAGGTGTTTGTTGGTAATATGGATGATAAGGATGTTGAAGCGTACGTACAACGTGTTGCTAATAAATTTAAGAGAGACCAAGTTGTTGACCATAAATCAGGTAACGTAGATTTACGTTTTAATCAAATGGCGGTCGACCAAGATTATTTTATACCTGTTAGAGATGCCGCAGCACCCGACCCAATTACAACATTACCAGGTGCTCAAAACCTATCAGAAATTGCCGATATTGAGTATATCCAAAAGAAATTATTAACCGCTTTAAGAGTACCAAAAGCGTTTTTAGGGTTTGAAGAGGTTGCTGGTGATGGTAAAAACTTATCATTACAAGATATTCGTTTTGCAAGAACTATTAATAGAATACAAAAAAGTATGTTAGCAGAAATGAATAAAATCGCTATTATACATTTGTTTTTACTTGGATTTGAGGATGAGTTATCCAATTTCACATTATCCTTGACAAACCCATCGACTCAAGCCGACTTGTTAAAAGTTGATGTTTGGAAAGAAAAAGTTTTGTTATACAAAGACGCAACAACCAAAGTTGAAGGAATTGCTCCAGTATCTCACTCATGGGCCAAAAAACATATATTGGGTATGTCAGACGAAGAAATTAAACTTGACATTCAACAACAAAGAATTGAAAAGGCCGTTGCCACCGAACTTGAAAATACCGCAACTGTTATTGTTAAAACAGGTATTTTTGACAATATTGATAAGTTATATGGCTCGACCTCAGGTACTACCGCAGGTGCCGCTCCATCTGCCGGAGGAGAAGAAACCGCACCAGAACCGGGAGGATTAGGTGGATTAGGAGCACCACCATCAGGAGGAGACGAAGGGGGAGGAGCACCTCCACCGCCAGGAGGGGAAGCACCACCACCTGGAGGAGAAGTAACACCCGAATCTAAAAAAGATTCTAACTACAATATCTTATTAGAAAATGATGATATGTTAATGGATGATGAAATAATTGATTTGTCTAGAGCCAAAAATTATTTAGGTGAAATGGAGGAGCAATTGAATAAACTCTTAAATGACTAATATTTATTGTAAATTATAATATCATGGAATTTGGAATATTAAAATCAAAAATAGAAAAAAAATTAACTGAATCGTATACAAATAACAACTTCAATAAAGAAATTAAGACCTTTAAAGACGTTGTTTTGAAAAATGATAGTATCAGTAGGGCTTATCACATATACAATGAAATTTCTAAAACTAAAGGGTTTGATAAGAAATTCGCCGAGGATTATGTTAATGAGTGTATAGATATTTTCAATAGAATTAAGTTTTCTAAGAAATCTATTTCATTGTTAGAATCTTGGGTTAGAAACATTAAATGTGAAAATCAATATAAAGATATTGATACTATTTTTAATAAAACTACTTTGGTTATTGAGAATATTATTGATAGTAAAAATAGAATTATTTCAAATTTAACTACTAAAGAATCCACAACTGAACTTATTAATATCCCTTTGGAAAAAATTGTTGAGGTTGCTAATGAAAACTTAAAAAATTATTTATCTGACCTAAACGAATCCGAATTGAATCAGGTTAAAAAATATTTAACATTACCTAAAAATGAAATATCTAAAAGATATGAAGTTTTAAGTGAACTTGTAATTGAAAAATTAGAGAATATGTTAACCGAATCAGACAATGAAACTAAAGAGAAAATAACTGAAACAATTTCTAAAATTAAAAACGATACTATAGATTCAATATCTCTAATAAAATTAAAAACTCTTAACGAGAACTTGTAATTTTTTGTTGGTAAATCGCTTTCTTCTTTTGGGTTCTTAAAACAACGGATTTTTTAGTGTACTCTTTTTTTTCTCTCAAAATGTCGTTTTGTTTTGTTTTTATAACCTTATTTTTTAACATTTTAAGTGCCTTATCTATTGGCGTTTTGTTATCTAAATTTACTATTATCATATAATTACAAATATCACCAAAAATAGTAAAATTCTTTGACATGTCGACTTTTATTGTGTATTTTTATAAAAAATAAACTACACATAATGGAAAAAAATGAAGAAAGGAAAAAGTACGAAACTAACGGGTTATCGTTCTTATAAAGTGAACTATGGAACAGTAGATTCAAGAACATTAAAATCAATTTACCTCAACATTCAAACTTGGGCTGAACCTAAAAAAGAAATAGAAACACCACTAAGGTCAGTTAACAATTTATCAAGACAAATAAAACACACAATTTTAGACCATCTAAATACAAACATTTTTAACGAAAAATTCATCGTTGATTTAGATTTAAGGTCAAGCGGGATTCAACTAAATAAAAAATCATTTCTAAATTTAGAATGTTTTTTTTACCTAAAAAACCAAAACGAAGATTTTAAGTCCCTATTACTTAAGAATGAAATTAAAAAGATTACAGACGGAATCATAAATAAAAACTTCAGAAAGAACGATTCTTACTCATTTTACTTAACCAAAAAAGAAACTATTTCCACCAAATAATGAAATATACCTTAAACAACATATTTATTATAAAATAATAATATGAAAATATTAGCACCAAACGAAATTGGTAAAGGTATATTGGTAGAATATGACGCAGGTTATATATCACCAACAGATAAACATAATGCTCAAATAATTAAAGAATCTAAAAATATGTTAGATTACTCTAAACCGTTTGAGTTTTATGCTGTACTACAAAAATACAACACCCCAAATAGAAACGGAAGAATTTACCCTGAAAAAATATTAAAAAGAGAATCGGAAAACTATAAGAAAGCAATTTCAAAAGGTATTGCATTATCTGAACTAAATCACCCCGAATCATCATTGATTGACTTGGATAGAGTTTCTCATATGATAACTGAAGTATGGTGGGAAGGTAATATTCTAATGGGTAAGTTAAAATTATTAACATCACCAGGATTTCACGAAAGAGGTATCATCTCTTGTAAAGGAGATATGGCAGCCAACTACTTAAGACAAGGTGTTACGTTAGGTATATCGTCAAGAGGTGTTGGTTCTTTGGCTAAGAAAGGAGACCAAAATGAAGTTCAAGACGATTTTGAGTTAATCTGTTTTGATTTGGTATCATCTCCGTCAACACCGGGAGCATATCTTTTCTTAAATCCTGAAGATAGAAATAACTACGAAGAAAATCTTGATGAGGAAAATAAAATGAAAAGAGAAAGAGTATTAGGTGCACAACCTGGTGAAGGGAACAAATCGCTTGACTTAATGAGAAAATTATCCGATTATTTGGGAAAATAATAATTATGGATGAAAAGTACTTTGTAGCAAAAATCACTTATGATTTGCCAGACCCTGAGACAGGGAAGATTAAAAAAATTAGAGAAGAGAAATTAGTTCGTGGATATTCAGTAACTGATGTTGAGGCAAAGGTTACAAAACGATACGAAACGTTCTCTCAGGATTGGAGAATTACCTCTGTATCTGAAAGTAAAATTGATGAGGTATTGGAAGTGTAAGTAATTCTAAAAAAAATTAAAATAAAAGGAGACAATATGTCTCCTTTTTTCGTATGCGGTTATATTTATTGGAGTAATAAACCGCAATTCAAAAATAAATGGGGGTAAAATACTCCTATAATAAACTTTTTGTATAAATAGAAATATTTATATAGTAAATTATACTAAAAATGGCAGAAAAAAAATCACTAGTAGAAGAAACATTACTCCAAATGAAAAGTTTGGAAAATGTGATTTCTGAAAATGCAAAAGGAATACTTCACTCAACAATGAGAGAAGAAATCGGAGAATTAGTAAAAGAGTCCCTTAAAGAGGCTGAAGATGATGAATCGGAAGACATGGAAACTGAAATGTATGAACAAGATGAAGTTGACATGGAAGATGAGGAATCTGAAGATGAAACTGACGACATGACTGACACAGAAGATGACATGGAAGATGAAGACGAATTAGACATGGATGACATGGATGATGAAGAAGAATCTGATATGGACATGACAATGGACGACGAAGACGAAGAACCTATCGACTTAACAAACGCTTCTGACGAAGAAATTTTAAAGGTATTCAAAGGTATGGGAGAAGAAGATGGTATTATCGTAAAAAAAGACGGTAACACTGTTGATTTACAAGATACTAATGATGACGCTCATTATAAAATTTCTTTAGGCGAACAATTTGATGACGAAATGGGTATGGAAGATGACGAATTCGGAATGTCTGATATGTCAATGGATGATGAAGAAGATGGAGAGGGCTGGACTGATATTTCTTCAGATTCTGAAGACAAATTATCATTCGATGATATGAGTGATATGGGTTCTGAAGAAGACGAAGGAGTAGTTTATGAAATTGTAATGGACGAAGAAGACGAATCTATGGAAATGGACGAAGAAGACGAATCTATGGAAATGGACGAAGAAGACGAATCTATGGAAATGGAAGAATCATGGTCTGACGAAGAAGATGAATCCTTAGAAGAAGGGTTTAAACCTAAAGGTAAGGGAATTGGTAAAGCTAAATTTCAATACAAAAAAACCAAAGGTGGTTTCAAAGAAACCATGAAACAAGGAACAAAAGGTGTTGGAATGGGTAAACCAAAATTTGAATTTAAAAAAGGTGAAAACATGGGCGGTACAAACAAAATTGTTAAAAAAACCGAAACCAAAGAAGCATCCAGAACTTTAGGTACTGGAAGAAGATTTGGAAAACATGGATTGCCTAAACCAAAAGCAGCTCCAAGACATTTGAATGTTGAATCTGTTGAAAGAGAAGTTAAATTACTTAGAGAAAAAAATGAAGAGTACAGAAAAGCACTTAACGTTTTTAGAAGTAAACTTAACGAAGTTGCGGTTTTCAATTCTAACTTGGCTTATGCTACAAGATTATTTACTGAACATTCAACTACTAAACAGGAAAAAATCAATATCTTAAGAAGATTTGATTCTGTTGAATCCTTAAAAGAGTCAAAATCTCTTTATAAAATTGTTAAAGATGAACTTTCATCTCAAGGTGGTAATAAACTAATGAAAGAGTCAATTCAAGAAAAAATTGATAGGACTCCATCATCAGGTTCTGCCGCTAATTTAATTGAGTCAAAAACTTACGAAAATCCTCAATTTATGAGAATGAAAGATTTGATGTCAAAAATGAACATCATAAAATAAACTAAAAAAAAAAACTAAATAAAAATTAAAATGGGAGCATTATTAGAAAGCGGTCTTGTTGGTAACATTGGTCTTAAGCACCTTAAAGTTATCAAAGAAGACACAATCAGCAAATGGGACAAATTAGGATTCCTTGAGGGTCTTAAAGGTCACCTTAAAGAGAACGTTGCACAGTTATACGAAAACCAAGCATCATTCTTAATCAACGAAGCATCTGCAACAGATTCTTCAGGTTCTTTTGAAACAGTTGTATTTCCAATTGTAAGAAGAGTATTCTCTAAACTTTTGGCAAACGATATCGTTTCTGTACAAGCTATGAACTTACCAATCGGTAAATTGTTCTACTTCGTACCTAAAATTCAAGGTTACACTGGCGGTTCAGCAAACCAATCAGGTACACACTACGCACCAATTGGTTCACCTGGTAACTACCCTGGTAATCAAAACGCAGGTTATACTGGTTCAGGCGCTTACGCTAAAAATCTTTATGATTTATTCTATGAAGGAGCTGAACCTACATTGAATCCTGCAGGTTTGTTTGACTATTCTAAAGGTCAATGGTCTGCAATAACTGCTGACACAACTGTGGTATCTTGGTCAAATGGTACTTTAGTACCAAATAACTCAATCACAGGAAATCAAAGAAAAATGATTATCAAAATGTGTGGTTTCTATGATAATGGTGTTGGTAAATTAATGGGACCTGATGGTTCTGAAATTGATACTGAAACTTTCTTATCTGATTTACATATTGTTGCAGGTACTGGTATAACAGTTTCTGCCGGTTGTGTTGACACAACTGCAGCAGCTTTACCATTCAGAGTTGTAACTCAACAATATGGTAAAGGTATTGTAAGTCCTACTTACACTGCTACTCCAACTACATGGCCAAATGGTAATGGTGGTACTTATGACAGTATCTGTTCTCAAGATGGTTGTATCATTTTGGAAGTTGATTTACAGTGTCCTGTATGTGCAACTTGTGGAGCTGACTCATTAGACGGTTACACAGGTACTACAGTAGTATCAGCAGCTTCTGCCACTTCATTCGTAGCCGTTTTCAGACGTTATGAAGAATTGGAATTTGAAGATAAAATTGGTGAAGTTTCTTTTGACCTTGAATCAGTAACAGTTTCTGTAACTGAAAGAAAATTAAGAGCACAATGGTCACCTGAATTGGCACAAGACGTTGCGGCTTTCCACAACATCGACGCTGAAGCTGAATTAACGGCTTTATTGTCTGAACAAGTTGCTGCTGAAATTGACCGTGAAATCTTACGTGATTTACGTAAAGGAGCTGCATGGACAATTCGTTGGGACTACAATGGTTGGAAGAGATTATCTCAAACAACTTCTTATACTCAAAAAGATTGGAATCAAACTTTGATTACAGCAATCAATCAACTTTCAGCACAAATCCACAAATCAACTTTGAGAGGTGGTGCAAACTGGATAGTTGTTTCTTCTGAAATCAGTGCAATTTTTGATGATTTGGAATATTTCCACGTATCAAACGCAGCACCTGAGCAAGACCAATACAACATGGGTATTGAAAGAGTAGGTACTTTAGCAGGTCGTTACCAAGTTTATCGTGACCCTTACTTCCCAGCAAACACAGTTTTGATTGGACACAAAGGAACATCATTGTTAGATACAGGTTACATCTACGCACCGTATGTACCTCTACAATTAACTCCAACTATGTACAATCCGTTCAACTTTACCCCAATTAAGGGTATTATGACGAGATACGCTAAGAAAATGGTTAATAACCGTTTCTATGGTAAAATCACAGTTGATGGTGTTAGAACATTTGATTTACAAGAATTGAGATAATCATTCTTTAATGAAAATACAAAAGGAGACAAGAAATTGTCTCCTTTTTTTTTAATTAGTTGGTGAAGAAACCACTCTAATTGCTTTTGATAATAATTCGGTTTCAGTTATATTATAAGCATTTCTTTTGAATGCTGATTGACACGCTTGTAGTATACAATATAAAGCTTGTTCTTGATTAAGATTAGATATAAATCTATCTAAATCTTCATTTTTGTAGTAATTCATTGTATCAAATAAGACACCGATTGGTTCTCCAAGAGTTGGTTCTTCTACTTTATTTTCCTCAACTATAGGTTCTTCTGTTTTAACTTCTTTTTCTTTTGCCATATTATTTATTTTTTTTGTGATATTTATAATTATAAAAAATTTTTCACTTAATGTCAATCAAAGAATTAAATAGAGAGTTATTAGAATGGTATAAAGAGGATAAATTGTTAACTGAAGCCACAGGAACAAATGGTTCAGGTTCTTTTAAAATTCCTTTAAGTCCCGGAACAAGATTATGGGATAAAACAAATTTAGACCCATTTAATATTCAAGTTTCAAAATATGATGATGCTCAATTGGCGTATGATAGTTATGATGGTTCTTTAGACGTTTCAAAAAAAACTGCAAAAAAACTAGAGTCAAAAGCACGTAAAATTGAAAAATACGAAAAAAAACACCCCAATAATAGTGATGATGATGGTGATAACTTAAATGGCGGTAACGGACCTGGAAACCCTGTAGCACCATTTAATAAAATTGTTAAAGAAGATTTGGCGGTTTGGTTTGGAACAAAAAAGAAACCTAAAGGTAGTAAACAACCAAAAGGGCCTTGGGTTAATATTTGTCGTCATAAAGAAGGTGGTGGTCATCCCCCATGTGGTAGACCTGACGCATCTGACAAAGGGTACCCTAAATGTAGGGCGGCAGGTGTCGCATCAAAAATGACAGATTCTCAAAAAAGAAGTGCGTGTCAACAAAAAAGAAACGCTGAGAAAACTCATAATAAGTCAGGAACTGGAAACTCTCCAAAAATGACACATTACAAACCGAAAAAAGAATCGGTGAGAGATAACATTTTAAGTGTTATTAAAGAGTATCTATCAAGATAAACTTGCCAATATTTTCTTTAAGGAATGTTGAATATTAGATTTTATTTCATTCTCCAACTCTAATCTTTTTGTCTCAACTTCGTTATCAAACATTTTAATCAATTCTTCATATTTTTCATAATTTTCACAATAAATATTATAACTATATACGTGATTTATTAACATAATTCCACCTTTTCCAATAACAATAAACATACTACTTTCATCATTTTTAATGTATCTTTTATTAGATAGCGGTGCGATTGTTAATTTTGATTGCGGATTGTTAATTAGTTTCTCACATATCTCATAACAGAATTTTTCTTCCTCACTTATTTGTCTTGGGGGGTCAAATTTATTTTTTAAATGAAGATAAATTTTATGTAAAATGTTTTTAGAGGTATTATTTGTTTTCATGAGACAAATATAAAAATATTTTTTGAATAAATTAAAGTTGATTATTTAATATAATTAACTTACCTTTATTAAAATAAATATTATGAAAAAAATTAAAAACGGAGATACCGTAAATGTGAATTACACAGGAAAATTGGAAGATGGTACTATTTTTGATTCTTCTTTGATTGAAGGAAGAACACCATTAAAAGTTACATTGGGTCAAAATCAATTAATTAAAGGTTTTGAAAATGGTTTAATTGATATGTTAGAGGGAGACAAAAAAACAGTTGAGATTGAGCCAATGGATGCCTATGGTGACCATAACCCTGAAATGATTATTGAAATCCCATCAACAAATGTTCCACCTGATGTTCAAGTGGGTCAAATGTTACAAGGAAATTCCCCTCAAGGACCTGTTAATGTCAAAGTTGTTGAAATTAAAGAAGATGTTGTCGTTCTTGACGGTAATCATCCTTTAGCAGGAAAAAAATTAATCTTTGACTTGGAAGTCGTTGGAATTGACTAAAAAAACTAAACCCCTCGAATTCGAGGGGTTTTTTAATTTCTTAACAATTAAGTAGTTTTAAGAACTCTAACCAAGTGTCTAAATCATTTTCATTTCTACCAATATTCGCCGAATAACAAGATAATACCACATTATCTTTAACATATCCTTTATTCCTATCTAATCTATCTAATGATGGTTGTTGGGGATGTTTACCTTTGTTAGAGGGAACCAATGGTATTTTGAACCAATAACATAAACCATTTTGGTTTTCAAACATTTCATTTATATCGTCAACAATTAAAGTATTTTCAACACCTCTATGTTTAGAATCGTGAATTAAAGTATTCTGCCATAATCTAACTCTTCTTTCTTTTTGTTTTTGACCTTCAGATTTCCTGAATTCAATATTTTCTCTTTTTTGTTTTTTATATTTTCTCCCAAATTTTAAAAAACAACTAATACATTTTTTTCCTGATTGTGATTTATAAAAATCATCAATACTTTTTGTTTCATTACAGAAGTTACAAGTTTTTATATCCATACATATAAATATATGGATATACATTAAAAGACAAAAAAAAGGTAAAAAAACTTTTACCTTTTAAAAATTTTAACAGTAAGGAGGTGAACATTTTTTCTTGCCATCCATTCCGGGTTGTTTACCTTTACATACTTGTACTCCGTAACCGTTCGAATAAGCTGAGGGGTGAACTTTAAATTTTCCTTTAGCGGCGGCTAATCCACGAGCACATAATTTAGTACCCGTTTTTTTTCTACCCTCTTCCATCATACCCATATCTTGTGACATATCAGAATCACCTTTTTTTGTTTCATTCATTAAGAAATCAAACACTTGGTCCATATTATTTTTTGCTTCGGCAATGTGGTCTTGAGCCCAATCGTGACCATTAGATAAAATTTCTTCAATTTTATTTTCATCCATATCTAATAACATTTCACATTGTCTTTTCATTTGTTCTAAATTACTAAAGAACATGTATCTTTCATTTTCTTGTTCAGATAGAACTTTTTTTATTAATTTCTGAATATCTGATTCAGTTAGTTTTACAATTTTCATTTTATTTTTTATTTACAATTTGGAATTTTATTGTCCTTTTATAAGTATCAACTTCTCCTGAAGTTATCACCCTTATATCTATATAATATTCATTTGGTATTTTATCTTTTGTGTCAAACATAAAATAATACTCATTTGTTGCTCTATTCAATTTTTCCCAATCCTGTACTTGAACCTCAGTATTACCTTCTCTAACATATATTCTATAAGAAGCTTCTACATTTTGTAAAAGTTGTTTTGTTGTGTAAGCTTTCTTAATTGTAACACCAATTTTTCTTAAATCAGTATTAAGTATTTTTTCATCCTGTTTAATACCATAAAAATCAAATCCAAATATTTCAGGTTCCCTTGATTGAGAACCTATAATAATTCTATTTTTATATGGTTGTAAAACAAATTCATTTTCAATATCAGATAAGTTATTACCCTCATATTGTATATCACCCCAAACATCATTAAAGACACAAGGAGTTTTATAACCGATTATAGGGGGTATTTCGACTTCATAAACACCTTTTGTTCTTGGACATGACGTAAGTCCTGTTAAAGTAGGTATTAGGTCACCCTTGGGGTCTAAAATAGACACAGTTGGGTTAACATCCAATGTTGCTAAGGTTCCATCAATATAAACATATAAATAAAGTTTATTTGATTTGTTTTCAACAAATAAATTTCTATCATCTTGAACCAAATCATCATATGTTGATAATAAATAAGGTTCGTAAAATGTTTGAGTAAATCTACTGAAAAACGATACACAATAATTATTAGTTAACCCAGTGATTGTTTCAAACTCAGGTCTGTAAGCAATTCCCCATCCTGAAACATCGGTAATAGTACCATTTAAGATACCATTTATTTCATTAGTCATGTTAAAGTTAATATCTTCGTCACCCCTTTCAAAATGTTGTGTATCAACAATGACTAATTGGTTATAATTTACTCCTGATATAGAACTATTGGTATTAGAATAAACACCATATTCAGACCAATGAGTTAAATTATTTCTTTGAAACCAGTTAGAAGGTCTGTCAGAGTACGATTTATCCCCTATTAATTTTTTGGCAATTAATTCTCCGTTATATGCGTTTAATTGGTCACTTGAATAGTCATATCCTACACCCTCATCCCAATCTTGTATAGTTCCAGTAGTACCTGAAGTTAGAGGAATTCTAAATAAAATTAAATCGAATGAACTAGCCCTCCTTCTACTATCGGAATTTAGTGAGTTTAATAAATCCTCATCAAAACGAATTGTATTAGACATCGTTAACGTGTGAGTTAAAGTATTTGTGCATTCAGTTGTTATTACTCCCGATGAAATTTTTTCAAGTAATTGTGATAAATCAATATCGAATAAAAATCGGCTAAATCCTGTTGGGGATATAGACATATCATTACTACCAAAATATAAATCAGTTATTGGATTTCTACCTGTATTTGTTAGTGTGTTAGAAACTAACGTATTATTTTTACTAAAATATGACCTGTGAGTTGACATTAATTGTGTTTAACAATAAATATCTATAATTAGTTAATTCGAATATATTGATTAAGAATTGTATTAGATGCGTTTTGAAGTTGTTGTAATATGTCATCAACCTTTACTCCTTTAGCAACAGGGACAGGTGGTGTCGGAGCCAATGGGTGTGTATGAGCAATTAAAAATTGAACGATTAAATTTAAAAATTTCATTAATTCGTCACCCCTAACCATAGGGTCTGTATTTGGTATTATATTTCTAATAATATAATCTTGGTCAATACCACCAACAGTTGTGCTATCTAAGTTAATAACTTGTTTACTAGGTATTTTAGATTCGTGAGATAACATTAATAACCTATCTCCACCCATAATATTATAAGTGGTAGATAATAACTGGTAATCAATTTTTTTAAGTTCTTTTGTTCTAACTAAAGATTGTGGTCCCGGAGTATCTTTGTCAAAAATCAACCCAAATCCACCGTCACCCTCGGTTTTAAATTTAATTTTTTCTTTTACTTCTTTTACTTTGAGATATTCTGATGTTCCGGTAGAAGTACTAACTTTAACCCATTTATAGGTTGTGCTATCAGGTCTAAAAACTAATGGAAACTGATTACTTAAATCTATTATAGGAAATGTGGGTATGTTAATTTTACCGTCATTAGCCTGTTGAATAAACGTATTAATAGTGTCAATTAATGTATCGGTAGATATGTTATTTAAGGATATAGTATAGATTAATGATTTGTCTATTGGTAAAACGTCCGTATCTATCTTCAGATTTTTCGTAGTATATTCTTGTTTTTGAGGTAATCCGTATAATGTGATAACTAATGAAAAAAGTTGATACTGATTTTCGGGATTTACTATCCTCCACTCAATTAAAGTATTAACATATTTTATATTTTCATCCAATTTAATTGCCGATTCTGTACCTAAATCTGTAATCCTAACATCAAAATCTGATAATTGAACAAAACTTCTTGTTTTTTTAACCGATATTTGTTGAAATGGATTATCGGGTTTTGTTGTACTTTTTCCGGCTCTTAATAATACATCATTATTTTTAACTATTATATCACAAGTACCCCTACCAATTAACGCAACATCTTCAGGTTCGGGAAAAACACCTTTAGTACTTTCAAAAAAATACCTAAAGTTTTCTTTATTTTTTAATAATGGGGATTCAATAATTCTATCTCTAGTTGCAAATAATCTTGAAGCCTCTGAATTTTCGTTAAATATTGTTAGTGGTGACGAAAAAGTTCCTTGGATATAATATTGTTCTTGAAATTTGTATTCCGGATTTGGCCATAAAATATTAACCGATTCCCCAATTTTAGGGGTAACTTTAATAAAAATTGGTAATAAAGGTAAAAAACAAAAAGGGTCTATTTTAGACCACTTAAACTCCGGTAATAAATCAGTATTATCTTCATTTTTTGTTGATTTGTTATTGTATTTATTAGGTACCGAATCTAATATTGATTGTACATTTACACTATCCAAAGGAGAATCAAAACGTACTCTAACTCTATTAAGCATTAGAGGGTCTTCATTTTCTTTGACTACCGCCGTCCATACGTATTTCCTATTATATTGATTTATTGACATTTGTTCGTTTTTCGTATTCTTTTAGTATTTTGTTGTATAATAATTCTGTCTTATCTAGATGATAAGTTAATTTAACGATTGCATTTTTAGTTTGTTCAAAATCAGAACTCAAATATTCTAAAGAATGTATTAATTCTTTATTTGAACTCTCATTTATATTTTTTATCACATTATTTACAATTTCTCTATTATCCATATTAATAAGACATTCCAAATACATCACCCGAAGGTAATGTAATTCCTGCGGGTGTAATAGTTAATGGCCCAACAAAAACCTGAGTTTTTCTATTAGTATTTTCATCTTCATTCCCATTTATTTGAGCAAACATACTTTGTAACCATAAATTGGGTGAACCATCTTCTAACGGACCTGTTGGTAATCCTAATTTTTGAAGTTCATCAATAACATTTATAAACGCTCTTGACTTAGAATATCCATCCAAGAATCTAGATGCCGCTAAAAGATAAGAAGGTATTTTATTACCTAACGAACCCGCAGCCAAATTTAGTAGAGCCAGTATTTCATCCACAACACTTTTACATTTTCTCCAATCATCAACAAATCTTGCAATAATTAAAACTAATTCAACTAATTTTAATATTATCATATATTTCTTTTTCGCCTTTTCTGTTACAATATCAGATAATATATCAGTTACGAGAGTTTTAATATCTTTTTTTATAATATCAAATAATTCTTTTACAAATAATCCGCCAATTTTTGACATTAAATTAATTACATATTTTTTGAATTTTTTAATGAAATCATTTAACGATTCTATCGCATCACCAATAGTTTGTCCGATGGCTTTACCCATAATCAATATGGGTAAAATAACTTTAGGTGATATCAACGCCATCATTATTGCTTTAGGTAAATTAGTTAAAAAACTTAAATCCGCGGCAAGTTTAATATCAACCGACGTTGGCACCAACAATTTCCATTTTTTATTTTCTGTTAATAAATTTATTAAATTTTCGGCAATTTTTTGTTCATCTTCAATTTTAGTAACGGAATTAAATTTTAATAAACCATCAATTATTGCTTTATTATCGACAGGTAATAAAACATTTTGACAATCTTCAAATTCAATAACCCCGTTTTTAATGTTAGATGTTAACTGGTCAACATCTCTTAAATCAATATCGGTAAATTCAAAAAAAGATTCATCAACACCATCTAATTCAGCAACTTTAGCATTACCACTAACATCTATTTCTTTTTTACCGTCAAAACATAATCCAAGTATTCTTTGTAATAAAAGTAAGAATTTATTTTTATCATCTAAATCACCTGTTCCAACATTAGCATCAAACGATACTGACCCACAAATCATATCCATAAGATGTTGAAATAAATTATTTGTATCAATAATTTGTATTGATTTATAATAATCCGTTAAGAAATTTGAAATACTATTAATTGAATTAATTTTTGGCGATAAAACAATCTTAAAAAAATCACCAGTTATTGTACCATTTGTTTGTACATAGGATATTTCAAATAATTTTTGACCCGAAGCCCCAAAATAATCAACCGGAACATTTAAGTGTTGTAATCTTTCCCACATTTCTCTATTCATACTATAAGGTATTGAACGGGGTGTTGGTGCGGTTTTTTCATAAGCAACCGCCGAAGTATCTTCAGTAGGGTCTCTTTTTAGTAGGTTTAAAAAATCAGTACTTTTAACTTTAATGTATATTGGTTGAGTAGTATCGTAAGATTGTTGATGAGAACAACCTAATGATGAAATACCTTCATTTAAAATTACATCAAATATTTTTGGGGAAATCCGTAAAGCGGATTCAATAAATTTACTTTTAATATACCTCATTGTTGAGGAACCTGAACCAGAATTAAACTGAACCATAGATAATAGTTCGTCTAATTGAGTTTTAATTTGTCTTTGGTATCTTTTTTTTTGGGTTTTTAATTTTTCAACAGTTGTTGTTACTTTTTTTTTGTCTTTCTCTAAATTATCTTTTACTTGTTTTTTAATTTTTTTGGCATCTTTTTTTACTTCAAGATAAGTTCTACTTGCCTTAATTTTTTGTTCAACCAAACCGTATGAATCCGATAAATCAATTGACATTACTTACTTAGTTTGTACTGTTGGTCTGTGTTTTCAACCTCTCTATTAATAATAGATTGAACTAAGTCATCGTCTAAATCACCCAAAGTAAAATCTTCTTTTTCTGTGTTAGATTTCTCCCATATAGATGATTGTAATTTAGATAATGATAACTTTTTTTCAACACAGTCATTTATTATTTTTTGTTGCTCCTTAATAACGGGACCTATGGTTTGCATATCCTCAGAGTCCTTCATCATGGCCAACATCTTATTTTGTATTCTTATTGCGGTATTTCTTTGCTCAACAATTTCATTATACACTTCTTGTAACACTGAAAGTATTGAATCTTTACTAAATTTAATTTCTTTTTTCTTTGGTCTGCTCATAATACTATAAATATAGGTTTGATAAATTATTTTAAAGTATTTCCCAAAATGAATGAATATAGTTTTTTATATTTTTTCATTGAATTTCTAATTTCTTTAGTTGTTAAATTAGTCATTTCTCTCAAAGACAAAAGAATTACATTTTTATTGAATTTGTTATTGTCCGCACTCATAAATATAGTCTCATAATTATCGAATAACTCTAATAAAGCAATACCCAATTTTTTTTCATTTTCATTCATTGGTTGCTCGTCAATATATAATTTTAATTCCAACTTAAATTTATTTATTATTGTTTCGGAATCAACAATATCGATATCGATTGAATATGAGAATTTTATATTTTCCTCTAAAGATGATGAGATATCTTCATACGATACTTTTCTATTTAATTCTTTTTGGTCTTTTATTATTTGACCCATTAAATAGTTTTTACATATGGTACCAAAATAAGAATAAGCCTTCTTTTCTTTAGAAGGTTTAAACTTATCTATTTTTGTCATTAAAAATGAATGAGTGTCGACATGAATTTCTTCAAAATCCATATCTTTACGATATAACTTATATCTTCTAATAATAGAAGATATCATTTTATCCAATGGGTCTCTAAGGTATTGATTATAAATTTTATTTCTTTCGTCTGCTGAAGGTTCCACTAAAAATAATCTCACGGCGTTCTCTTCTCTAACGTCAAAATAGTTATCCTGTTTTGCTTTTCGACCTCTTTTTTTTACATCAATTTCCTCATTTACTGTAATACCAGTTGTTGAATTTATTAATTCCATTAAAGGGATGGTTCATAGTTTAATTTTCTTTCGTCTTTAAAAAAGTATTCTTTCTTGGCCGATTCAATCCAAAATTTAATCTCATTTTCAGTTAAAATATCTGAACCGTTTTTATAATTCCAGAATATAGAACCTTCTCTTAAATTAACGTGTTTATAACCTATCTTAGGGATAGTCATCATTCTTACAGAATTAAATGTCAGTCGTAATAAAAATTCGTATATAAATGTTAATTTAAAATTTGGTTTAATTCCGCCAAATTCCTCAATTGTTTCTTTTTTAATCACCATTCCCGATGTTTGAAAATTCTGATATTCATGTAAAATATCATTAGTTAAGAATCCAACTTCCTGTGCGAAATTTGTTGCAAATGTCGCCTCATTAGTAAATCCCGCAAAAACACCTTTATCATCCACATCAATAATTATGGGTAAAAACGCATTAACATCTTTATAAACTTCAGAATATTTCTTAACATTATTAAACCAAATGGATGCATATTCATCATCAAATTCTAAAATAGAAATCCACTCTGATGTTGAATTTTCAATACCAAAATTAATTTGACTTCCAAAATTAGGTTCATCTTTCCATTCTAATTTTTTAATATTTAATTCACCAAAATCAAATTCCTCTAAAAATTTTACAAGAATTTCTTCATCTGTATGAACAATTACTAATTCATTTATTTGTGTTTTTTGGGTTTTTAGTGACTCAATCGATTTAGAAAAATATTCACTAAAATCTTTAGCGGTTGCGGTTTTAATTGGTAAAATTACCGATACATCAAATTTATTTTCCATATTATTAATTTTTTAACTTGTTTAATTGCTCTGTAAATGATTGTTCTCTTGATTCTAAATACCAAGAAAATAACTCATCAACTTTATCTACGAAATTATTTTCAGTGTATAATTCACTTACTGTTTTATCCATATCATCATACAATTCTGGTTTAATATTGTCTTCTAACCAATTTTGTATAAAATCAGCCGTAAAATCAATCATTTTGTTTTCCTCTGAAATCCAAACCCCATTATTTTGATTAATCCAAGAAGGTACTAAATTAGGGACTTTTCCAATTACCGGAACACCACATTTCATTGATTCTAATGGGAAGGTACCAAATCCACTTGTTTCGTCAATCCATATACTTAAAAAACAATCTTTAAGGAAGGAAGAGAAATCAGATTCTGATAAACCTCTCATATCTCTAAATGTTATCCATCTATATTGTGGATATTTCAAATAAAAAGTTTTAATAAAATTAAGAGTTTTTCTAGCATCTCTAGAATGAACTGCGATAACTGGTTTTTGTGGATATTTTGATTTTTCAAATGATTCAGGAATATAAGGAGGTAATACATCAATAGACATACTTCTCATAATAGTTGAGATATATTCTTTTTGAAATTCGGAAGTGGTTATACATTTGAAGAACCCGTAATTACCCCAACTAAATCCTGGCTTAAGTGTTTCCATCATATGGTCATATGCTTGACATAAAACGATTTTACCACAAGGTAAGTCCTTGATTTGTTCCATTACAAACCCAAATATTTCAGGTATAATAATTAAATCTTCGGGAGATACTTCTAAGTTTTGTCCCTCAATTGATTTATGTGGTAACTGAGTCATATATTCCTCATTTAACCATTGCGCAACACCTGTATAATCAGGTTTTTCATGTAAAATAATTGGATTATATCCTTTATTTTTAAGCGCCATACCCATTTGATAGGTGTATCTAATTCCAGCCTTAGGATTACCTTTAGTATCCTGTGTAAATAAATAAATTCTGGCTTTTTTTGATTTTAAGTTCTCAATAGAATTTTCTAATTTTAATATTGTATCCTGCTCCATATTTTAAAATGATTTTAATAGTTTTTTACTCATTAATGTGTTAAATGCTAATTTGAATGGTATTGACAAATGATTAGCGGCTTTCCCACCTAAAACATCATCAACCTCTTCGTGTTCATCCATTAGAACTTCCAACATTAATTTTATCGTTTCATATTTTACTACGCTAATATGATACTCATTTGTTGCTCCAGTAGTTAATAACGGAGAATCAGGTTTGATTTGAATGTAATTATCTATTTCATCCAAATCCAAGAAATAGTGTTCATTCATTATTTTTAACATCATTAGTATTTTGTTATTTGGTTTATTATATCTTTAAGTTCTTTTATTGAACTAATTTCAAACTTACTTTTAATTTCCTTATTGTATTCTGTGTTGTATTTTATGATAAATTTATTATCAGGGTAGTTTAATAATAAGTCAGGATTTGATGTAAGTAAAATGTCTATCTCATTCCACATAGAATTAATTGTAGAATTACTATAAAACTTAACTTTTTCAACCAAACATCCAAACTTTGATAAAAAAAATAAGGAAGCTGGTTTAGATTTCCCAATTTCATCGGATACGACTAAAATATCGTACTCATCTCTTAATGAGATATAAAAATCATTCAAGTCATTAAATGTTGAATATTCTGATGATTGAGCGTGACCAAAAATTTCCATAGGAAATTCTTCATATAAAAATGAAAATAATTCGTTATCGGTATCAAACTTAAAATGTTCTTGTAATTTTAAGCTTGTTACAGGTAAATTCATTTCGTACTTGAAAGTATTTTCATCCTCAATTCCATCCGTATTATCTATTAAAAATTTCTGATAAGTTTTTTCAATTTTATCTATCGTATTTCTAAGTACTCCATTTATTTCGATACCAATCCTCATTCTTCGTATTTTTTTAATAATTTAGTTATCAAAGGATTACGAACAATATCGGAATCCTTAAACTCAAAGATACCAACATCATTCATATTAGTAAATCTTTTAATTGCATCCCACAATCCTGTTTGAGTTTTGTCTCTATGTCTGTCAAATTGTTCTAAGTCACCAGATATGAAAAATTTACTATTATAACCAATTCTAGTTAGTAATAGTTTCATTTGATTTGGAGTCGAATTTTGTGCTTCTTCAAACACTAATATGGAATTATCGATATTCATACCTCTCATGTACGCAAGAGCAAATATTTCAATTACATCCATATCTTTAAGTTTCTCTCTTGCTTCTTTTCCAATTATTTTATTCATTAGATAGTATGATGGGAATATGTATGGGTCAAGTTTTTCTTCGACATTTCCAGGAAGAGAACCTAATTTTTCTTCAGCCTCAACCGCTGGCCTAACAATAATGATTTTTTCGTAAGAATTACTTGGGTCTGCCAATAAATCCATTGCCGCTTTCATGGCAATATAACTTTTACCAACACCTGCAGGTCCAGAACAAATTGTTATTTGATTTGAAATTAAAGTTTCATGATATATTCTTTGACTTTCCGATAAAAACTTTTCTTTAGGTTTTTTCTTAATAACCTGAAGTATTTGTTCTTTCTTAGTTAGATTTGGTTTATACTCAGTTTCTTTATCTTTTAGTGGTTGAGATGAACCTCTTTTTCTTCTTTCTGTCATTTTTAATATTTTAATTTTTAATTAAATTTTTATAAGAATTTAATAAATTTTTAGTTTGTGGTTGCCAATTACGAAATTGATTCATTTGGTCGTCAACATTAGTAATGTGATGAAGACCCAATCTCAGATTTATATTACTTTTGGGTATGTTTTTTTGTATTTGTATTTTTCTTTTTAAGAATTCATCAGTCATAGGTGAGAATCCGTACCATAATATTAAAAAATTATTAGAGTGGTGGCCATCAAAATGTCTCCCTGTCGGATATTTTTTACTAAATTTTGATAATCTTCTTAATCTTCTAAAATGAATAATATAATCATCATCAATTCCATAATATCTTTGTAAGATTAAATCTTTTTCTTTATCGGGTTCTTTAAATTTATTTTCCAAATGGTCAACCATTAAATAACTTCGTATTAATACATCTTCATTCATTTCATTATTTAATAAGTTAAAATCCCCAATTAAAAATTCAGTGATATTTAATACAATTCTCCATCCTTCTATTTTTGATTCTAATTCTTCAATTTCAGCGTCAACTAAAAAGGCATCAAAAAATTTATTCTTACTATCAATAATTTCCCAAGTAGGACAAATTTCTTTTATTATTTTTTTTGAATTATCGGTAGAATTATAATCAACCATTATACCATGGTCAAAATATTTTTTATGATGGTTTAACCACCATGGAAGTAAATACTCTTCATTATAAAAATGAGATAAAACTGTTTTCATATTAATTGTGTACAAATAAAATACCACTTACTTTTATTGGGTTTGTTTGGATGCCTATTTTTTCAGCATAAATTCCATCAGCAAATGAAACAAAATCAGTCCATGGAGTTTTTTTAATTAAGTCCATGTGAGTCATAAAAGAACCCATATCAATACCCCCGATTCTTATTGAGGTGTTTAATATATTATAGTTATAATGACTATGTAAAGTATCACAATATACCATTTGGGTATTAAATAATTTTGCGGTTTCAACCATTCTTTGTAAAAAGATAGGGACATAGTAATTATCTTCATTTGTGTATACTATCCAGTCTGCGTGAGGTTCCATCATAGATACATTATGTCTGTGATAAAAACCCCAATTTCCTTTATGTTCTAAATTATCAATAAAAACTATTTTATACAATATATAAAATAATTTTTATTTAATT